CTGCGCGATGGAGGGCAAGTGGGACAAGCGCAAAAGTGAGGACGCGCTGAGGCCCGAGATGCGCGGCGGAAACTACTTTGACCGACTCGTGAGTTGGCACACCGGCCTGTATATGCCGTATGCGAAACAGATCGCCGTTATCAGCGACGGCAATCACGAGGCGTCGATCCTACAGCACCACCAGACCGACCTGGCCGAGCGCCTCGTCCACAACCTCCGCATGGTCGGCTCGCCCGCGCTGCATATGCCTTTCACGGGTTTTGTCCGCTTTCGGTTCGACCTCGGGAACAAGCATCAGACCAGTACGGTTCTGCACTATCACCACGGCTACGGCGGCGGTGGCGAGGTGACGCGCGGCATGATCGACCAGTCGCGCACGCGCGGGCAGTACGACGCCGACATCTACGTTTCCGGCCACATCCACCGCCGCAACGCGGACGAGAACGTCATGACGGGCCTCAACAACTTGGGGCGCGTCGTGCAGCGGAATCAGGTGTTCCTTCGCTCCGGCACCTACAAGGCCGAAGAACGCGGCGGTAAAGGATACCATGTAGAGAAGGGCCGCGCAGCCCGTCCGCAGGGCGGCTGGTGGCTCGAGATGACGCCGCGCCGGGAACGAAACGCAGTCACGCTAGACATCAGCTACAGGCCAGCCACATGACACACCTACTTACCCTACTCCTCCTCGCCGTCTCTGCCTTCGCGCAGACGGCCACCATCAGCGACACGATCACCACGCCTTTTGGCGGCACGTTCGGCGGCACGGTCACGGTATCGCTGAACTCGCCCGCACTGGCGCAGCCGCTATATAGCGGCAACGTTACCCTTAGCGGCTGGACGCAGACCGTGACGGTTACCGCAGGCGCTTTCTCGCTGACTTTGTACGCCAACGACCAGATCACGCCGGGCGGCACCTCGTACACGGCCACCTTCGCGCCGTCCAGCGGCACGGCGTGGAAGGAAACCTGGGTGGTGCCGACAGGCGCGACGACCATCCGCGCGATCCGCAGCACGACCGTGCCGACGCCGACCGTCAAATTCAATCTGGCGCAGCTGAACCAGAGCAGCGCCACGGTTGGCCAGGGCATCCGCTGGAACGGTACAGCGTGGGAGGCCGCGGCCAACGTGCAGGCGGTGGTCCACATCTGGTCTGCCGGCACGGAGGCGACATGCAACAGCACGACGCGGGGGTACGTGGTCATGGTTCAAGGCGGCGCTGGCGTGGCGGACACGCTGCGGATCTGCAGGAAAGATGCCGCAGATGCGTACGCGTGGACGGCGTTGTTCTAGCGTGGCCTGTGAATAATTTTTAATAGTCGAACAGTTGCGCTGTGGTTAGAGTTGTGTGCTAAATTCTAACCATGCAGAAGCGAAACGTACTCATCAAGCTGAGTCCCGAGGCCCACGGCGAGCTAATCGCCGCTGGCCGCGCCCTCGGGCTTACGCCGACCGCCATGGCGCGGCTCATCGTTCTGAAGGCGCTGGGCGCGTCGGTCCCGGCGCTGGACGAGGTGCGGGCGTGAGCATCGGCACACTGGACGGCGCGGCCGTTGAATTTCGCGACGGGCTGGTTTGGGTCGGTGGCGAATGCGTCACCGAGGGGATGGAGTGTGAGGCGGCAGAGCAGATACTCGCCGATTTGCGGATCGCGTGGGGCTCCAGGTTCGTGGAGGCCGCGCAATGACACCCTCCACCGCCCTCACCATCCTGCACATCGTGGTCACGTTGATGACCGCCGCGATGTTGCTGACCGACTTCGGCCACCCCGCCGTTCGCGCCTGTGCGGCGATTTACCTGCTCGCCGAGGCATGGCTGGAGGCTTACCAGTCATGATCAGCTACGAGGTGTTCCGCAAGCGCATAGAGCGCGAGCGGCGCGGGAAAGACGCGCTAATTGTCGGTCTTGGTTTATCGCTGGCGCTTAACTGGGCGCTTGCGGTTTACATTTACACCTGTCTCTCGCACTGAGCGCCGCTCGCGGCGTTCGGTGAGGCCGACAGGCCTACGAAGCCCATCAGAAGGGCACTCCTTGGGTTGAGCATATGGCCGCTTGTCGTCACGGGCGGGCGGCCGATTTTTGTCTGGAGGACAACATGAACAGCAACAATACAGCACGCGTCATGGTCGAGCATTATATGCGACTCGGCGCCGCCAAGGTAGAGCAGGAGCGCCAGTGGCGCGAGGTGGCCGGCCAGATCTCACACGGGTATACCCGGACGAGAGGCGGCGTGGATTCCGCTGGCCGGTCCCCTGGCGTCACTGCCAGCCGCTCTCTGAGCGGTATCTCACCAAGGAGGAACCGGACGAAAAAACACGATTAGAACGATTGGCTAACCCGACTACCGAGCCCCCAGTCCCACGGCTGGGGGCAACTGAAGAGAGGAGATTATGGACAGAACAAGGTTTATCGGCGGCAGCGACCTGGGCCACATCGTCAACGCCCCGCCCTACGGCTGCGCGAGAAAGCTCTGGTACCAGAAACAAGGCGTTGAGCCCGACTACGAGGTTGAGTTTCGCGGGCACCTGATCCGGGGCACCAAGCTTGAGCCGCTCATTGTCGAGGAGTACCAGGAGCGCACGGGCCGGAAGGTCCGCCGCACCGGCTCACGCTTTGGCGAGGAGGATTGGCAGGCCGGTGCGATGGATCGCATGATCGTTGGCGACGAGCGCGGGCCCGGCGTTTTGGAGTGCAAGACGGCCAACGAACGCGCGTTCCGGTCGTTCATGCGCGACGGATTGCCGCTGAGCTACCAGCTTCAGATCCAGTGGTACATGGGGCTCGCTGGCTACAAGTGGGGCGCGTTCGCGGTGCTGGAGCCGTCCAACTGGCGGTTCGAGACCTTTGAAGTGTCGTTCGATCCAAGCGCCTACGAATTGGTGCGCGAGATGGCTACGCAATTCTGGGCCATGGTAGGCGGCTGCGGGGAACCGGACCGTCTGCCGGTCAGCGACAAGCGGTGCGGGAAGTGCGAGTTTCGCCACTCGTGTCAAGGCGCCGCCTTGTTGGACCGGGTTGACGTGGACGAGGACGCCGAAACGATCGCGGGGCTTGGCAGCATCGCCGCTGAGTATCTAGCCCTGCGCGACGTTCGCGACGAGGCCGAGGAGGCCATGGAGGCGCTGAAGGCCGACGCGGCCGCCATGATCGGGGACGCGCCGGGCGGCGTGGCGCCGGGGTACCGGATTTCGTTCAAGCCGCAGGTTTCGCAGCGGGTGGATACCGTTGCGCTCAAGAAACAGTTTCCGGACATCTATGCGAAGGTGATCAAGCCAAGCGTGAGCCGTCCGTTCCGCGTGTTCCCGGCGTGACGGGGAAGAGGAGTAATAAATGAGCACACTTACTGAGTATATCCAGGCAGCGCAACCCGCTGCCGCTCCAGAGCAGCCGAAGCGGTCGCTACTGGATGACATCACCGACGCGACGCTAAAGAGCCGCGCCGATCAATTGCGGATCGACGCCTTCGAGGCGGGGAGGCGGGCGCAGGCGCTGGGTATTCCCGCGCCGCAGATCGAACTGAAGTATATGTACGGGCGAGACTACGGTTTCAACGAAGCGCAGTCGCTTCAGTTCATCCACCTGATTCCGCAGGGCGGAATGCTGATTCCGGCGCTGCACTACAAGGGCCGCGCGGTCCTGCTGCGGCGCGCTGGCTACAACTGGAAGGTCGTCGAGCACACGGAGAAGGCAAGCGAATATGCCTTCTATTTCATGGGCGAAGCCATGACCGACGAAGCTGGCAAGCCGCTGCGAATTCGGTACACGCTGGACGACGCCACGCGGAGCGGACTGGTGGCGCGAAGCCGCGGCAAAGACAACAAGCCCGGTACCTACGACCAGTTCGGGCACGAGATGTTGTTCGCGCGGATGCTGTCTCGCTTCCATGCGTTCCACGCGTCCGAGGTCGCGGGCGGGGCGGCGGTGGATACCAGCGACTCGCTCATTCAGTCGGTCGTTGACGAAACCGAGTCCCGCATGGGAGCCGCCACCGTTCTCGCTGACAAGCTCGCCGAGATCAAGGGGGCCGCTGAATGATCGCGCAAAGCCTACAGGACAAAACCTGGTACGACGTCCGTATTGTGGGACTGCGGAAGGTGGAACTCGGCCAAAACGGTACCCAGGCGCTCGAAGTGGTCGTTCGGTTTGCCGACGACTCACAGGGCAGCACCAATCTGTTCTTGACGCCCAAGTCGCTCAGCAACACTCGCAAGCGTCTCGAAGCCCTCGGCGCAACCGAGGCCGACCTGACCGGCGGCGACTGGCTGCGAAAGTTGAACGCGCGGTTGGCGGACGCGCAGGCGTCGGTCGTGGCAGAGGAGCAGGAGAAGTACGGTGTGCGATTGAACGGCCCGTTCCCGCGTGGCGGTGGATCGGCGGCGCGGGAAGTGGAAGCGGGGCCGTCGCCTTTCGCGGCGATTGGCGATCAGGACGTGCCGTTCTAAAGATTGCGTGGCATCGCTGAGCAATGCTCGGCGTGGCCAGGCAGGGCAGGGGTAGTAGCGCAGTGCGGGCCGTGCCCGCAAATGGTTTTCACGCGAGAGGCATTTGCGGGCCGGGCCTGGCATGGCGGGGCGAGGCCCGGCTGGGCAAGGCAAGGGTAGTACCGATTTAACAACGAGGACATCATGGAAACAATCAAAGCGACACTGACGGGCAAAGCGCCCATTCTTCTGCACAATGGGCATTTAGTCGACCCGCGGAACGTCTTTACGCGCGAAATTGACTCGGCGCAGAAGGCATACAAGAAAGCCAAGAGCGACGCGGCATTTGACGCGCTGGCGGCGGTTGAATGGCTTGGCGGTCTTTATACGACCGAGCCAATTATTTTTCGGCGCGACGGAAACAAGGTCGTGCTTGAGAACGATTCGCCGATCTGCATTGATGGTGAGATGCTGACGCGGTGCTTAGTTCAGAGCGCTGGCCGGAAAGAGGTGGCGGCATTCAAGGCCGGGGTTTTTTGCGACGGCATGTTTCAACTGCGCGTCGACGGGAAGGCTGCGACGACGCAGCGATGTTTTTTGGATCCGCGCTATCAGTACACTCGGCCGGCCAAAATCGGCACGAGCAAGATTATGCGGACGCGGCCACGGTTTGACGCGTGGTCGGTTGAGATTGAGATTCAGTATCTGCCAGAGATTGTGACGCGGCGCGACGTTGAAGACGCGCTAGCGCGGGCTGGCAGTATCAAAGGGATTGGCGACTGGCGGCCGCGCTTTGGGCGGTTTAGCTCGGTCGTTAAATGATGGCAAGGCGCGGCGTGCCAGGGCTCCGCGTGGCGTGGTGTGGCGCGGCAGGGCGAGGCTAGGATAGGCATGGCGAGGCTAGGCAAGGGTAGTGTCGCAGTACGGGACGCCAGTCCCGCTGGTGGCCTTCAGCGAGGGGCACAAGCGGGGCAGGGCGGGGCAGGGCGTGGAAGGGCCGGGCTAGGCGCGGCAAGGCACGGGTAGTATCGCAGGGAACAACAAAGGAGCAAAATGCAATATCCATTAGACTTTTCAGCGCTGGACAAGGGCCAGCTACTAGAAATTGAGACGCTGGAGGCCGTATTCGCGCAGCGTTACGAAACCAGCAACGACTGGGATTTGCAGCTAATGAAGCTGCAGGGATTGATTCACGCGCATCGGTCGGACATTACGGTAACCATTGACCGCGACCGTCTGCGCGTGCTGACTGATGCGGAGGCCAGCGAACACAATGCGCAGCTAGTGGCGCGGGGCGCTCGGTTGATTATGAGCCGCAACGAGCGGCTTTTGTCGGTGGATCGTGGGCAGCTTGACGCGGACCAGTCAATCGCCCATGACCGGCGCGTTTTGGTGTCATCGGCGCTGGCGGCTGGCGTTGCTGAGAGCAGGCGGCGGATAGTGGCTGTGCCGGGCAACGGTCTGCCGCGTCGGTCGCAGCAGCTTGGGGTGGAGGAGATAGCCTAATGGAAATCATCGGAGCAATCTTAGTCTTGGCCGTCTGCGCCCTGGCATTGGCGCTGCATCAGTACGGGCGAGCAAGCGTGTGGCTCGTCATCGCGACGCGGGCCAAGGCGAACTACGAGGCCGCGCTGCTGCGGGAGCGCCGGACGGCGGAACTGAAGGCGGAATGGGGGGTGGTGCGGTGACCATAGATGATTGGCGCGCAAGGTACGACCATCTCGACGCAGAAGCCGACAGGCTTAGGGCTCGTCCGGCAGCGGCCGAGGCCAAATGGGACGCCCTCATTGACGAAATTGCCGACGCCGGGAAAAAGGTCAATGCGCTCACTGCCAAGCGGGACGCTGCTGTTCGCGCTGCGAAGGGGGCCGAATGAAAAAGCCACTGACGGATAGTCGCCGGCAAAGCGTGAGCGAACTACTGCCTTGCCCGATGTGCGGGCCGACCAGCGAGGCGACGGCAAGCGGAACTTTCCGGGGCGATCACACTGTGTTTTGCGCGGCGTGCGGCCTTAGAATTGGCCACTATCGCTCTCGGCGCGAGGCGGCGGAGGCGTGGAATCGCCGTGGCGGTATTGCGGCGGTTGTGAAACCGCCGTCGGGCCAGCATGTGCTCGGCTACATTGATTTTCTGGAAGCGTGGGTTGTCGTGCACTGCGACGATGCTGGCATGTGGCGCTGTGCGTGGGATGGGGAGCAACTGTGCGTCGACGTGACGTACTGGCAGGAGCTGCCCGCAGATCCGGAGCGAAAAAAGCAGGAAGATGACGATGTCTGACGACCGCCACACCGCCGCCGACCGCGACGATCTGGCGCGCGAGCAACGCCGGGAGCGCAGAGAACGAGAGGAGTATCTGACCGAAGAGAAGGAGACTTATGGAACAACAGAAGATTGATTTGGACGCGCTGGAAGCGGTACTAACGAGCAGTACGCCGGGGGAGGCGCGACTGCTGCCTAATGGCGGGGCGGGATTGGAGGAGGATCGGACGTATTGGGGCGTTGTGGGTGGCGCGGGGTATTACCATGGCGCTGGGGCTGGCGGGTTTTGCCTCACCGGGTTTATCGACAAGGAGCATGCTGAACGCCTCGTCGCGTCTTACAACGCCCTCCCCGCCCTCATCGCCGAGCTGCGGGAGCTGCGGGCGCGGGTGACGCCAGAGGCCCGCCCATGACCATTGCCCACGCCCGCGCCGAGCAACTACGCTGCGCGGCACAATACGCGGACCCCGGCGCACGCCTGGGACTGCATGACTGGTTCGCAGAGGAATTTTTACTGGAGCAGGAACGCATGAGAAAGATGAAACCGCCGCTGACACTCGACGAGCAGCGGGCATTGGTAAACAAGCGACGCACGGCCACCTTGGCGGCGCTGGCGTTGATTCGCGTCGGATCAACGCCGCAGGATTTGCACGAGCGGATTCGGGCGGCAGAGCTGGAGTGCGGGTTGTGGGTCGATGCGGTGGAGAGGCTGCGACGGATGGAGGTGGAGAATGATTGAGATCAGACATAAAGATGGCGCGGTGCTGCACACCGTAAACTTCGATACGCTGAGCGGGGCGAACCTGAGCAAGGCGGACCTGCGCGGGGCGAGCCTGAGCAAGGCGAACCTGCGCGGGGCGGACCTGCGCTGGGCGAGCCTGCGCGAGGCGGACCTGCGCGGGGCGAACCTATTCGGGGCGGACCTGAGCAGGGCGGACCT